CAGTCACAACCAGGCCCGGGCTTTACGCACATCATGAAAAACGATCACCTCGGTGACGAGTATCTGCGCCAGCTCACCTCGGAGCATTTGGTCACAACCAAGGTCAAAGGCCGTCCCGTTCTGAGCTTCGTCCTGCGTGAGGGGCGCCGCAATGAGACGCTCGACTGCGCCGTCTACGCCTCGGCCGCGCGTGAAATTATGCGCCCGAACTTCGAGAAAATCTTCCGCAGTCTCTGGGGGCGCGATCCGTTGCCGCGCATGGCCGAAGAACTGGCAGCCTCGATGCGCGCAGTGGCGCGCGTCACCCAGGCCACCGCCCACCCTGCGCCTGCGCCGGAATCACCATGCGCGCCAGAGGTTGAAATGGACCCGCTGGCCAGCCTTCCCGTTATTGGTAGCGTTAAACAGACCAAAAGCAACAACACGCCAGAAAACTGGCGTGATTCGTGGAAACTTCTGTGATTTTTCGCGATTTTTGACCATTTTTACGGATCGGTTTTACCCTCCCGCATGAGCAGCTATCCCGGAATCCTCCCCGGTTGGGTGGTATTTTCGCTCGACGAGCCACATCCTGAGCCTCTGGCGGCCATCGCGGGCGACTCACTGCGTTGGCAGCGCAGCTTTGAAGATTACCCCGCCAATGCTGGATGGACGCTGACCTATGCGCTCAATAATGCCGCGCAGCGCTATCTCGTCGCCTCTGGGGATGTCGCTGCCGACGGCGATGGGTTCACGATTACGATTCCTTCCTCCGAGACCAAGACCTGGGTACCGGGCGAGTACCTGTGGCTGGCCGTTCTGCAAAATGCTGCCACGGGCGCGCGCGTCACCGGAGCAGCCGGGCGCATTACGATCCAGCCCGATGTACTCGACGCCACTGCGCCCATCGACACGCGCAGCCAGGAAGAAATCGCGCTTGAGAATGTGAAAGCAACCATCGCCGGCCGCGCCAGCGATGGCGTCCTCGAGTACAAAATCGGCGATCGTGAATTGCGCCGCTACTCGATGGCTGAGCTCATGAGCCTCAAGAGCTATCTGTCCTCCGAGGTCAAGCAGCAGCGCATCGACCGTGGCGAAACCGTGCTGCCAGAAACGGTAGCCTTTCACATGGATTGGGGCATCAATGGCTGATCTGACGATTCTCGATCTCTCTGAGGCGCGGCACGAACTGTCGACCGTTGCCATGGCCGCCGCGCCCAAGGCGCGCGCCTACGATGCCGCGGCCTTCACGCGCCTCACCGAGGACTGGCCCACCTGGACAACCTCGGCCGATCTTGATCTCTGGGCAGACATCTACCGGCTGCGCGCCCGCGCCCGACGCGAGGCGCAGAACAACCCGCTGGCTCGCAAGGCGATCAAGAATTTTAAAAAGAACGTCGTTGGAGCCTCAGGCATTACCATGCGTGCCAAGATTCCGATGAAAAAGGGCAGAAAACTGAACAAAAAGCTAAATGATCAGATTGAGCAGCTTTTTCGCCAGTGGAGTCGCCCAGAAAACTGCACCGTGCAGGGAAACATGAGTTGGCGCTTTTCTCAGGGGTTTGCCGGAGCGCAACTCTTTCGGGATGGCGAGTGCTTCATTCGGCGCCGCATGGGCAACAACAAATTCAATTTTGCGCTGCAGTTCATTGATCCTGACCAGCTCGACACCAACTACTACCTGCAACAAATGGCCAATGGCAACTCGATCCGCATGGGTGTCGAGATGGATGTGGACGGGCGCCCCGTTGCCTATCACTTCTGGGATCACCATCCCGCCGAGTGGTCCATCTCGCCGAAGAACCGTATTCGTGTGCCGGCCGAAGACGTGATCCATCTCTACCCCATGGACCGCGTGATGCAGTCGCGCGGCATCACAGAGATGGCCTCGTCGCTGATGACGATGCACATGCTCTCCGGCTACTCCATGGCCGAAGTTGTTGCCGCGCGCCTCGCCGCCGCCAAAATGGGTTTCTTCGTCAAAAAATCATCCGACGCGGAGTTTACCGGAAACGAGCGCGATGCCGATCGCAACATCAAAATGAAGGCCAATCCGGGAACTATGGAAACGCTGCCGGAAGGCGTTGAATTTCAGCCGTGGGACCCTCAGCATCCAACAAGCCAGTTCCCGGCATTCACTAAAATGCTGCAGCGGTTGATCGGCGCAGGCCTTGACCAGAGCTATGAGAACCTGGCCAACGACCGCGAGGGAGTGAACTACTCCTCCATCCGTGCCGGGCTTCTCGATGATCGTGATTCGTGGCGCGACTGGCAGCAGTACTTCATTGAGATGCTCTGCCAGCGCGTCATCGCGTGGTTTCTGGAATCAGTTTGGCTCTCTGGCCTGCTGCCCGCCGATGTAGTCGCAGAAGATCTGGTCGATTACATTGAGTGGACGGGCCGCGCCTGGGCATGGATCGATCCTCTCAAAGATAACCAGGCCTCCACCGAGGCGCATAACAGTGGCCGCCAAACCATGACGCAACAGTTGGCCGAGTTGGGATTGGACTTTGAGGAAACGATGGAGCAATACGCCTACGAGCAGGGAGTCATCAAGCAGCTCGGGCTGAACTTCAATTCGGACATCCACGGCGACGCCAAGGCTCAACCCGACGACGGCAGCGATCCGGATGGAGACAAAACGCAAAAGGAATAGCCGGATTTGACAGCTTTTCACAGTTCCGTGGCACCATGCCCGCGCAATGAGCCGCACACGCGAACTACCCAAATCGCTGCCCGCCGGATACCGCACCATTTCCATCCGCGCCCAAGAGGGCTCGGATGGAGCCAAGCAGTATCCAATCACTTTTTCGTCAGAAAATCCCGTCAAGCGTACAGGGTGGTGGGGATGGTATTACGAGGTCCTCGGTCACAACGCTGGCGAGGTCCGCACGGATCGTCTCGAGAACGGCCTGACCGTGCTCGACGGCCACGATCCCATGATGCGCGCCGGCAGGCTCACCAATGCCAAAATCGCCGACCAGCGCGGCAGCGGAGAAATCAAGTTCGGTTCCACCCAGTTCGCAAAGGATCGCCAGCAGGAAGTCGATGACGGCATTCTGAGCGGCATCTCGGTCGGCTACCAGGTGCACGACTATCAGCGCGTGGCCGACGTTGACCCCGATGACGACGAAGACGAGGACTACCTCGGAACCTATCGCGCCGTCGACTGGGAACCCTACGAGGTTTCTCTCACTCCCATCGAGGCCGATGCGCGTTGCGGTGTTGGGCGTTCGCTTGCCTCGCCGGAAGAGGCTTTGCAGCAGCACATCCCGCTTTTCCCGGTGCGCTTTCAGGGCGCGCCGGCCCTCCCCCCTGAACCACAGCAAAAGGAGAATCGATCCATGGCAACCCCCGCTGTTACACCCGTCCCCGCTGTGGCACCCGTCTCGGTGCAAGTGGGTGCCGACAATATCGCCCAGGAGCGCAAGCGGGCGGCCTACATCAACCTGCTTTCCCGTCAGTATCCCGATATTCTCACCCGCGATCTGTCGGAAAAGTTCCTCAACGAAGGCACCGAGGCCAATGCCGTCAGCGCCTATGTCCTCGAGCAGAAGCGCTCCTCCGAAATCGCGTTGCACTCTGGCAGCCCGGTGCATCTCTCTGACAAGGAACGCAAGGCCTACAGTGTGCAGCGCGCCATGCGTGCCGTTGCCGGTGCGCGCCATGGCTTTACGGAAGAGGCTGGATTCGAGAACGAGGTATCGCAGGAAATCGGCAAGCAGCTCGGCCGGGACACGGGCGGCATCTACATCCCGACGATGGAGCCCATCTTCCGCCTCACCCCGCAAGAGTTGCAGAAGCGCGCACTCTACACCGGGACGAGCGGAGCGGGCGGTGCGACAGTGGCCACGGAGTTGGTCAGCTTCCTCGACGTTCTGCGCCCTGCCACCAAACTCTTTCGTCTCGGCGCAGAGTTCATGGGCGGCATGCAGTCCAACTTTTCGTTGCCCAAGCAGCTTTCGGATGCCGACTTCAACTGGGTGGGTGAGAATCCCGGCGCTGACAACACGGACATCGATCCGACCTTTGGCCAAGTGGCCTTTACTCCCAAGACCGCAACCGGGTCGACGAGCTGGTCGCGGCAGTTGCTGGTGCAGTCGTCCATCGACGTTGAGGCCAAGGTGCGCAACTCGCTTGTGCAACGCGCGGCCATCGCCATTGAGAAAGTTGGCCTTCAGGGAACCGGGTCGGCCAACCAACCGCAGGGAATCCTGTCCGCCTCCGGTGTTTCGGTTGTTGCGCTCGGCACCAATGGTGCGGCACCTACCTTCGGCAATCTGGTCGACATGGGGCAAGACCCTGCCGCCTACAACGCCGATCAGCTCGGCGAGCTCCGCTACCTGCTCACCCCTGAAATCGCCGGTTACCTGATGCAGACGCCGATGCTCAACAACACCATCGCCCTGCCGACCTGGACCACTGTGGGAGATCAGGGATACATCAACGGTCGCCGCGCCGACTGGTCGAACCTGCTTCCCAAAAACCTCACCAAGGGAACTGGCACGGGCCTGCACGCCGGTATCGCGGGTGTCTTCAACTGCCTGACGATTGCCGAGTGGGGTGCAATGGAGCTCATGCTCGATCCCTTCACCGGTTCCAAGCAGGCTTTGATCAAGATCATCGCCAACCTCATGGTCGACGTGCATCCCACCTACGCGCAGGCCTTCAGCGTGTATCTGGATGCCGTGAACTCAACCAGCGAGGCTTAACCCAGGATTTACCCCAGCAAGCCGTACCACAACAGCAAGTGGGGGCCGTGCGATGCCAGCGCGGCCCCCACCTAGAAATGAGGGAATGATGGCAATTGAACTATTGCAGAAACCGGAAGAGCTTCGCGCGATTGAGATTCTGCGCCCCGTGTTGGTGCAGGGGTCCGCGCTCAAAAAGGGCCAGCAGGTCAAGGTCCCCATCTACGATGCCTATGACCTCGTTCACCATGGTCAGGCCAAGTTCATCACGGCGGCCGACGTGCGCGCGGCTGAGAAGGGTGGCAAGTAGACCATGGCCGACGAGACCACCCAGACCACGCCAACCGAGGCTGCCGAACCTGAAGTTGAGGCGACACCTTCGGCGACAAAGAAGTTTCGCGCGACGCGGCCGCTCATCTTTGACGGCAAGGTGCTTAACACGGACGATCCGATTGAAATCGATCCGGTCTGTGTCGCCGACCTCGTCGGATGTGGACAGCTCATCGAGGTCAAATAGATGGCCTTCGGCGACGCCGACCTCGCAATCTTCGCGGCCGACTTTGGCGTCGCCGTTGTCTTCGGCGGCGCGACCGCGCGGGGAATCTTTGACCGTCCGCAAAGCCTTTCGCTGGCCGACGAGGGCTATGGCGGTATCAACACAACCGCGCCCGTCGTGCGCATCCCGAAGAACGCCTTCGCGGTCATGCCCAAAACAACGGACGCAATCACGGTCGACGGAACCGGATACACGGTCGACAGCATTGAATCGGACTCGGACGGCGGTTTCGTCTACCTCACTTTGATGGCGGTGGCATGATGGCAATCAACCCGAGCGTACAGTCCCAGGTGATCGCGGCCGCCGTGGCCGCGCTGAATGCCGCCGCCGTGGGCTACACCGCATATCGCTGCCGCATGGCGGCCTTTCTCCCGGAACAGCTTCCTGCCTGGAACGTGATTCCAGAGGACGACGATCCGGACTACAACACTGATGCCTACAGCGGCACGGTTGCCTGGAAGTTTCGTTTCCGCGTGCGCTGCATGGTTGCCTCTGTGGGTGAGGTCGACGCGGCGGCCGATCCGCTCTTCGTTGCAGCCTGTCAGGCCATCCTCGCCGATCCCACGCTCGGCGGTCTGGCTGTGGTGACGCGCATCGCTGGCGTCAAGTGGGAGCGCGAGGCCAAAGGCGAGTACGACCAGTGCGCTGAGGTCATTGTTTTTGAATCTGAATTCGGCACGTCGCGGAGCGATCCGAGCGTGCGTGTGCCTTAGCGGCACAGGGAGGAACCATGCCAGTTACAGCAACAAGACTTGTAGGCGACCTGGCGCAAACCAGCGTCGGCGTAACCGGAACGCAAATCCAGGTGGTCGGGCTTGTGAGTTGGTCCATTGACTGGAAGCGCAAAACCGTCGACAGCACAACCACCGACGACGCTGCGCACGAAACCAAACTCGGCTCGACTGACTCCTGGACTGCCAAGGCCAACTATCTGTACATCGACGGCGACACCTCGCAGTCGACCAACATTCTCGCCGCTCTGCAAACGCCCGCCGGCGCTGCCGAGTGGAATTTCTTCTCGACGGTGGCCACCGGCCGCGACTCCTGGAAGGGAAGCGCCTACATCACCGGCGCGACCATCACCTCGGGTGTCGGCAAAACGGTCGCCCTCGATGTCACACTCGATGGCACCGGCCCGCTCACCAAGGTCGCGCAGACGGCTGCCTCGAGCGGTACGGCCGAGGATTAACGCCCATCGTGCGGGGGCCGCGCCGCGCCTCCGCCACACGCTTGCAGCGCAGGAATAGAGCCATGAGAGAGTCATGGACGGGTGTAGGCACTCTACCTTCGTTGAACACCTGCTCTGCAATCACCGCGCCGTGATGCACTACCATGCACCACGGCGCACCACTTTGCACCATCGAGGGGCAACATGGCAGAGATAGTTTCCATTCCCGCCGCGCGCCCGGGCCTTGCGCCCGATCCGGCGCGCTTTTTCATCCCCGTCACGCTCGACAGAGAGCGCGTGCTGTGTTTTGACAATACCGCATCCTTTCTCATCTACCAGCGCTATGGCGCGGGCTTCTGGCGCGAGCTTTTTGAGCCGGAACCGGAAGAGAATGCAGCCAAGCCTGCCAGTCGCAAGCTGAGGCTGCGTTCGCAGTCAACCTTCGAGTGGTTCCTCTGGGTCGGCTTGCAGCGGGACGCCACCGAGGCCGGGGAAACGCTGACGCTCGACCAGGTGCGCGCGGAAATCTTCCCCACCAACATCGACGAAATCGCCATGGCGCTGCTCGTGGCTCTCTCGGCCACGCGCAAACGGCTTGAGCCTGCGGAAAAGCGTGGCCGGGGAAACGTGCCGGCGGCCGCCGTGGGCGTGGCCGTCGCAAAGAAGAAGAAGCGTTCGACTTTGACGCGGCACAGCGGATAGCCTACGGCGTCTTCCACCTGCGTCCGGAGGATTTCTGGCGGCTCACTCCCGCCGAGTGGGGCCTGATGCTGGAGGGCCGCGCCAACGAGCTGCGGCGCCAGGGGCGCACCATCGCCAACTGGATGGCGCCGCTACTGACGGCGACCACCGGCCAGCCCATTACCGCCGCGCAGTTGCTCGGCGAAGAGCCAACCGCGGATTCCATTGAAGATCGCCTGCGAGAAGGCGAGCGCCTGCGGAAGAGGTTCGAGCGTCGTCTCAAGCGGCAGAAAGGCAAGGTAAGATGACTCTCGGAGGGACAACCTACATGACGGAAGACCGCAAAAAAGAGAACATCGAGTTATGGATGAATCGTCTGCAACAGGCCAAAGAGAAGAGCAACCACCTGAATGCACGCATTCAGCTCTGGTCAAAAACCCTTTTCGATGCCTACACGGCTCTCAACGGATCAAGCGAGTTCGACTTTTCGCAGCTTCCCCTTGGGAATGAAATCACTACTGTCATCGTGGAGCGCAAAAAGGCGTATGACGATATGGCAGAAGCGCGCAACGTTCTTCGTTCGCTTGGCTACGACATCAACTGAACTTATTCCCGACGCGGCTGAGTCCGCGCCGGTGGCATGGCGGAGGTCGCATGGCAGGCGAAAAAGGCATCGTCATCAACATCTCGGGATCTGGCGAAGGCGCCGCTGAAGCGCTGCGCCAGATCGAAGCCAGGATGAAGGAGACGCAAGAGCGCGCATTGGCCATGCAGAGCCAAATTTCCAGCGCGACCGAAAGATTCAATGGCGAGTTGGAGGGGACAGTTTCTGCGGGGCGCGCGGCGGGCGGCGCAATGCATGAAATTGAGGGAAAGCTGCCTACAAGGGCCTTTGAGGCGTTTATCGTAGACACTTTACGGCTTGGTCCAATTATCCAAGCTGCATTTCCCTTAATTGGCTTGATCGCATTTATCGATGTGGCCAAAGAGGGAATTGAAAAAATTCATTCAATGAGTGAGGCGGCCGAGCATGCCGCTGAAGAGATTCGACGCTCATGGGATAAAGTCAATACCTCATTGGCGCA